GGAAATGTAACTGAAGCAGAGTGGGTTGTAGATTTAGATTTAACATCTGAAGATATTAGTAATATTATTAAAGCTAAAAGTGCATTAGCTCAAGTTGATAATATGTTGATTACTACAACAACTAACCTAGATGAAGAAGATGTTATTGAAATTGTATTTGGTGATGAATCAGGACATAATAATAAAATAACATATCAAATATCAGGTGATATTAAAGAAACAGATATAAAATTACCATTTAATTCAGATATGTTTAAAACCATCTTATATGCTAATAAAGATATGGAAGGTGGGAAATTATTATTAAGTAGTATGGGATTAATGAAATTAAGTTTTGAATTAGATGGAATTTCTTCTAACTATTATATGATAAGACGTGCTGAAGCTGAATATTAACATATGTATATCCAACAAAACCATTACTTTAGGGAACAAGTTTTGTTTTTTTATATTTAACCGCTGATCTTAGAGACAGCACAAATTTTAATGATATGAGTACATTATTTTACGAGAGAACAATCTCACCATTCGATTTATTATTCAAGGATTTTTTTAATTCTGAATTAAATTTTCAACCGGCAATTAATGCCAAAATTTCACACCCTGTAGATATTTACGAAAACAAGAACGGCTTGCACTTTGAAGTTGCATGTACCGGACTTAGTAAAGATGATGTCAATATTGACATTGAAGGGGACATTCTTAAAATAAGCTATAACAAGTCTAAAGAAGATGAATGTTGTGAAGTCAATGATTGTAATTACATTCATAGAGGAGTAGCAAGACGTTCATTTAACTTAGGCTATAAAATTGTTTCTAAATTTGATTTATTGAAAGCAGAAGCAATGATGGAAAACGGATTACTTGTAATCAATATTCCATTTGCTAAAACATCAAAACCACAAGTTTTAAAAATTAAGTAACCAAATTTCCCTAAAGTAGTTGGTTATGTTAAAAGTTATTCGTATATTCAAGTTATAAACAAAAATTAAAAAAATTATGCAAAAATTAGAAGCTTTGTTTGATGCGGTTATAGTTAAACCCGTTGAAGAAGAAGAAACAATGTATGGAAACATTGTAGTACCAGATTTAGGTAAAGACAAAAATGAAAAAGGTACTGTAGTAGCTGTAGGACCTGGTAAATCAACTGTTACAGGAGATTTTATCAAAACTATAGTTGAAATAGGAGACATAGTAATTCTACCAACTATGGGTTTTACAAAACTAGAACATGATGGTGAAGAATTTTATGTAGGGCCTGAGAATGGAATTTTAGCAAAAATAGTTAAGGAAAATTAAAAAATAAAAAAGTTATATTATGGATCTAAGAAAAGAAATTAAATTTGGAGCCGAAGCAAGAAAGGAATTGATGGAAGGGATAGATACCCTTGCGGATGCAGTTGTAAGTACGCTAGGACCAAATGGTAGAAATGTTTTAATCGACCATTCTCCAGCACCCCCACAATCAACTAAAGATGGTGTTACCGTTGCTAAAAACGTTACTGTTGATGGTAAATTGCAAAATTTAGGTGTACAAGTAGTTAAAGCAGCTGCTATGAAAACTGCTGATAAAGCAGGAGATGGTACAACTACCTCTACTTTATTAGCTAGAGAAATGGTTAAAGCTGGTTTATCTCATTTAAACAATGGTGCTAATGCAGTTGAAATTAAAAGAGGAATTGATAAAGCAGTTAAAGAAGTAATTGAAGTTCTTCGTAGTAATTCTGAAGATATTTCATCTGAAGAACAATTAGAACAAGTAGCTACTATTTCAGCTAATAATGATGTTGAAGTTGGAAAATTAATTGCTACTGCTTTAGAGAAAGTAGGACGTGATGGTGTTGTCCATATTGAAGAAAGCAAATCAGGTGAAACATATCTTGAAACAGTTGAAGGTATGCAGTTTAGTAAAGGATATAAATCACATTTCTTTGTTACTGATAACAATACAATGACTTGTAAATTAGAAGATGCTTATATCTTAATTGCAAATCATAAATTTACTAATGTTAAAGAATTACTTCCAATATTAGAACAAGTATCAGCTACAAATAAATCATTACTAATCATTGCTGATGATATTGAAAATGAAGCACTTGCTACATTGATTGTAAATAAAGCTCGTGGAACCTTAAAAGTAGCAGCTGTTAAAGCTCCTGATTTTGGAGATCGTCGTAAACTAGTTTTAGAAGATATTGCAATTGTAACAGGTGGTGTAGTATTTGATCCTGATAAAGGAATGAAATTAGATAAATTCAGTTGGGATTGGTTTGGACAAGCTCGTGCTGTAACCATTACTAAAGAAGAAACTACAATTGTAGATGGTAAAGGTGAAGAAGATGCTATTGAACAACGTGTTTCAGAACTTCAAAAACAAATTGAAAAAGCAGATACTCCATACGCTATTGAACAATTACAAAACCGATTAGCAAAAATGGTTGGTGGTGTTTCTATAATTCATGTAGGTGGTTATAATGAAACTGAAATGAGTGAAACTAAAGATAGAGTAGATGATGCTTTACATGCTACCAAAGCAGCACTAGAAGAAGGTATTGTACCTGGAGGTGGAGCTGCATTGTTGTATGCTCGTGAAAGTGTTAATTATGAAGGAATTGGTGCTGAAATAGTGTATGAAGCATGTGGTAAACCATTCGAACAAATTCTTTCAAATGCTGGTTATTCATCAACTGATGCTCAAATGATTGGAAAATATAGATTAGTAGAATCAGGAAATAATGTTTGGGCTGGTTATAATCTTAAAACTGAAGAAGTTGTAGATATGAAAGAAGCTGGGATTATAGATCCAACTAAAGTTACTAGAACAGCTCTTGAAAATGCAGCAAGTGTTGCAGGAACATTGTTATTAACAGAATGTACTTTAGTTCCTCACCCTGAGGAAAAAGAACCTGCTATGCCAATGGGAATGCCTGGATTTTAATCCACTTTAATAATAATAACCCCCGACATAATGAAAATGTTGGGGGTATTTTTAAAAATTTAAATGTTATATGAAAATGAAAAAACCAACAAATCTCCTAAGATTTATAATTTTAATCTTATCTATTAATTTTATAATGCAAATGATGTTTTTATTTAAAATGGAAATCTTTTGCAATTGCCCTGAATTACCTACTTCTACTACTGAGAAAGAAGAACCACAACTTCCAGATGCAGATATTGTCTATTCAGAATTTGGAAATTTTTTAGTAATTTCTGATTTATATGAAACTACATTAATAAAGATACAATAACATAATAAGATGAGCAAAGGAAAAATTAAATGGTCAGGGTATGAGTGGTTAACTCAAGAAAGATTTGGACCTATCCACCCTAAAAAAAGTTTTAATTGGTATGACCCTTCGGCAATAGAAATAAGAGATGGTAAATTAATTTTAAAAACTCAATACAACCCAAAAACATTTACTATAGAAGGGGAAGAAATTGAAAGTCCTATTGGGATTGGATTAGTATCAAATACTACTAGACTTAAGTATGGTTATTTTGAAATAGAAGCAATGTTACCAACTGGTAAAAATTTATGGCCTGCGTTTTGGATGTGGGGATTTGATTCTTGGCCTCCTGAAATTGATGTTTTTGAAGCTTACAGCTCATCAAGGTTAAAAACATACCTCCAAATTAACTTTCCTAAAATTTATAACTTTTGGAAAATAGAAACAAACTTTTATTATAACACTAGTGACAACCCTAAGAGTACAGGATCAGTAAAGAAATTTTTAGGTTTTAAAAACCCACAAAAGAATTTTATCAAATATGCTTGTCTTTGGGAAGAAGATAAAATTACTATCTTTTATGATGGTAAAAAAATAAGAGAATTGACTGATAAAAAGGTATTATCTCAAATTAATAGTACTGATATGAATGTAGTAATCAATACTAGTATGAGGGATGGTAAAAGAATATCTAAACAAGAAAATTCTGAATTTATTATTAATTACTTTAAACATTCTACTTTAGAGGATTACTATCAATTCTTATTAGAAAAATAAAAATATAATATGTCAGTTGAAATTATAGAAGAAAATGAGCTAATAGCGAATCGTAAAGCTCCAGGTGATAATTGGATTTTAATAAATGATTCTGAAAAAGTATTATATACTTCACTTACAGATACTTTAGAAGCATTTTTCCATAAAACTGGTTTTAAGGGTGCTTATAGATTAGACCCACTTGATAGTAAACTTTATGCTATCCAAACACAAGAAGAAGAAATTCCTGTAGAACAACCCAAAGAATATGGAATCTACGGAGAAGTTAGTTTTAAGCAAGGAGCATAATTCTGCGATTACATTTGGAATCCCCAGAATTTGTTCGTATATTTAAGTTATGATAAATAAGCAACATTCACTCTTAGTTGAGAAGTTTAGACCCACAAATTTGAAAAATTATGTAGGGAATGAACATATTAAAAAAACAATTAATCAATATCTAGGAAATAATGATATTCAAAACCTTATCTTTTATGGGCCTGCAGGGACAGGAAAAACAACTCTTGCTAAACTCATTGTTAAAAACCTCGATTGTGATTATTTGTACATTAATGCTAGTGATGAAAGAGGTATCGAAACCATTAGGGATAAAGTTTCGGGGTTTGCTTCAACAGCTAGCTTTAAGCCACTTAAAGTGGTCATTTTGGATGAAGCTGATTTTCTTACTATCCAAGCGCAAGCTTCACTCCGTAATGTTATCGAAACGTTTTCTCGTACTACTAGGTTTATCTTAACTTGTAATTATGTAGAACGTATTATTGATCCTTTACAATCAAGGTGTCAAACACTTAAAGTAATACCACCATCAAAATCAGATGTTGCCAAGCATGTTGCATGGATTATGGAAGAAGAAGAGATATCTTTTGAAATCGAGGATTTAAAAACAGTTGTTAATCAATTTTATCCTGATTTACGTAAATGTCTCAACACCATTCAACTATCAACGCAGGATAGCCGTTTAACAATTGATAAAACGGTGTTAGTGTCATCTAATTACATGGTTCAGGTGATAAAAGAATTAAAAAATGCTAAACCAAGTTGGAAAAATATAAGACAAACAATAGCTAATTCAGGTAGTCAAGATTTTGAAGAACTATTTAGATACCTTTATGATAATGCTTCAGTATATGCTGAAGGAAGTGAAGGAATGGTTGCAATTTATATTAATGAGTATAGTTATCAAGCTAACTTTAGAATAGATAAAGAAATTAATTGTTTAGCATTAATAGCAAAATTAATAGAATTAAAATGAAAACATTTTTATCTTTTCTTTTAATTTGGATAAGCCAGAATTTAGCCATACCTTTTTGGATGGTTGGACACGTCCATTTATCTTTAAACGTTTATCAAGACATGCACGAATTAATCGCTAGTGTAGGTATGAATATTTTAGTAGCGATTGGATTTTTCTTAGATTATAAACAAAATAAAAAATAAAAAAAAATTATGAATCCACAACAACAACAACCCAAATTGAATATCGATTTGAAAAACACAAAATCGATTGAAACACCTGAGGGAAATAAGATTTTCCAACAAGGTGTACTTCTTAGATCTGTTTCTAAATTTGTAGTAGGAGCTGAAGAAGATGCTGTTTTACCAGTACCAGTATTTTATGATCCCCAAACAGGAAAAATCTTAGAAAGCACTATACCGGCTGAACTAAGAGAAGAGTACGAAAATGATGTTATATAGTGGCTAAAGCTGATATACAAAATACTTTTGGATGGTTGGATGAGATAACTGTAAAGAAATCTCATCCAGATTCCTTTTCTCAAAAATCTTGGGATAATTGGAATAGCTATATGATACACAGATGGGTTTCTCAAAACCCTAGTTACATAGATATTGTTAATTATGTCCAAAAAATGAATCCCCAAGGTAAAAAAGAAATTTATTCTGTTTATCGTGAACTGATACCACGAAAGAAACAATGGAACAAGTATATCAAAAATGAAAATAAGAAAAATTATCAAGATTTATCTGAGTACTTAGTTAAATACTACCAATGTTCAGTTAAAGAAACTTATAATTATATTGATATCTTAGGAAAAGATGGAGTAAGATCTATCTTAACTGATATGGGATTAGAAAAAAAAGAAATAACTAAATTATTCAAAAAAGCAAAATTATGAATCATTTAATAGATATGCTTCAAAAATCAGCAGAAGCTGATAAATCAAAAGCATTATTAACTTTGGAATTATTATCAAACCACCCTGCAGGTATTGGAGATCATTCAACAGATGATTTCTATAAAAATGCAGAGGAAGCAGTTGCTATGTTAGCTGAAGCTGATGATAGATTAGAAGCAATTGAAAAATATTTAATTAAGAAAAAAGTTATATAGATGAAAAAGGAAGAAATTGTAAAAATATTTGAAACAGAGTATCCTGAACTATCAAATGAATTTCAAACAATTCAAAAGGAAATGTACGAAACATTTGCTGCAAAACATATGGATTATGGCCTTCAAAATATTTCATTAGGTGGAGATTTAACTAAAGAAACAGATAAAAAATTCTCATTAACTGGATTAGCTATCAGATTAACAGATAAGATATCTAGACTAAGAAACCTATTAACAAATGGTAGAAACTTTGTTAAGGGTGAGGGTATGGAAGATACGTTTTTAGATATAGCTAATTATGGAATAATCGGATTACTTGTTGGTAGAGATAAGTGGAAAAAATAAATTGTGGGAAAGAAAAAAATACCTCAAATAGTAAAAGATATAAGGGCACATCAGCATATTGAAATAAATTATGCATACCAAAAGAATGTCTCTTATTCACAATTCTCAATGTTCAGAACGTGTCCTAAAAGATGGTCACTTCAGTACAAAGATGGGCACAAGATGTTTACATCTTCTATCCATACTGTATTCGGAACTGCACTACATGAAGTACTACAATATTATTTAGATGTAATGTATGAAGAAAGTGCTGCCGAAGCTGATAGAAAGAATTTAGTTGAAATGTTTGAAAATGCTCTGAGAGATGAGTATAAAGTTCAATATAAGAAAAACAATAACCAACATTTTAGTACATCTACAGAATTAAGAGAATTTTTTGAGGATGGAGTAAAAATTATTAGAACATTTGCTAAAAAACGAGGCCAACACTTTAGTAAAAGAGGATGGTATTTAGTTGGATGTGAAGTACCTGTTATACTCCCACCAAATAAATTCAATAACAACGTTATTTACCAGGGATACTTAGATGTTGTAATGTATCATGAGCCAACAAATACATTTAAAATTATCGATATTAAAACGTCAACTCGTGGATGGAATGATATGGCTAAAAAAGATGAAAGTAAACAATTTCAACTTATATTATATAAAAAGTTCTTTGCTGAGCAATTTAATGTTCCTTTAGATAACATTAATATTGAATTTTTTATTGTAAAAAGAAAAGTGATGAATCATCCTGATTATACAATTCCAAGAATACAAACATTTTCCCCACCATCTGGAAAAATTAAATTAGGCAAAGCAACTACTGCTTTAAACCATTTCCTAGAAGAAGCATTTGATAAAGGAGGACATAGAGATAAAATTCATAGAGCAAATGCCTCAAAGTGGAATTGCACATTTTGTCCATTCTTAAACACCGAACATTGTAGTGAAGGTATAAGTAAATAAAAATACTAATATACGTATATCTTCTTTTATTTTGGTATATGTATATACAAATTAATATAAAATAAAAATTAAAATTATGGCAAAAGATGAAAAAACACTAACAAGTGTAAAAGTTAAAAGTGATCTGTTTGAAAATTTCAAAATAGAATGTGTAAAAAGAAAATTTTCTTTCCAAAAACTTGCTGATCGGTCAATTTATTTGTACCTTACAGATGAAGATTTTAGAAAACAAGTATCTAACCACACAGATTTAGAATTATAAGAAAAAAACAAATTAAATGAAACAAAAAGAAGGTTATATTAAACAAGAAGATAGAAAGAAAATTCTACTTCTAACGGATGATATTAGAGTTCATTCAGGAGTTGCTCAAATTGGTCGTGAAATGGTTGTAAACACCTCTCATAGATATAATTGGGTTCAATTAGCAGGTGCTGTTCAACACCCAGAAAAAGGCAAAAGATTTGATATATCAGAAGATACTAATAAGCAAGCTGGAATTGATGATTCATCAGTAATTTTGTATCCAACCGATGGTTATGGTAATCCTGACATATTACGTCAAATTATTAGTATTGAAAAACCGGATGCAATTTTTTTAATCACAGATCCAAGATATTTTACATGGGTTTTTCAAATGGAAAATGAAATCAGAAAAAATATTCCAATAGCTTATTTAAATATTTGGGATTCATTTCCAGCTCCAATGTATAATAAAGAGTTTTATGAATCATGTGATGCTTTATTTGGTATCTCTAAGCAAACAGTTAACATTAATAAAATTGTTTTAGGAGATAAAGCTAAAG